GACTATTGCACGCTTCTTCAGGTGCCTAGTTTTCGAAAGATCTTTCAGCGTTACTGGATGCTATTTGATCCGGTTTTTCGCGGGATAGACGTTAATTCATATACTAATGATATGTTTATCGATGATGTTTCTATCGATCAACGTACCAGAGCTCAGAATTATCCTGCAACTGGAGGTGAAGTTCACTTCCTGATGCAAGAAGGTGGGAAGATGCGTAGTATTGCCTCTCCTCATCTCGTCTTCCAGATGGCTTTACAGCCATTGGGTTCTTCCGTTTACTCGATCGTTCAATCGCTTCCTTGGGATTGCACGTTTGATCAGTCCAAAGCAGTTCCGTTTGTACAGTCTGCTCTACAACAAGGATCAACTGTTCATTCTGTTGATCTCAGTTCAGCTACCGACCATTTTCCAATGAGTCTGCAGCTGTCCTGTCTCCGTTCTCTGTTTGGTAATCAACCAGACATTGAATTATTTCTTGAAGTTAGCCGGTTACATTGGTTAACCTCAACAAATGATATGATTCGTTGGAAAAGGGGCCAACCCTTGGGGTTGTATCCAAGTTTTGGCACTTTTACAATGACTCACGGTTTCTTGTTGTGGTATCTTAACAATAAATCATTTAACAATGATTTCTTTGTTCTTGGTGATGATGTTATCATTTTGAACGAAGATCTCTATGTTAAGTATATTCATTGTTTAGATACTATGTCATGCCCGTGGTCGTCAGAGAAATCAATTTCTTCTAACAAACTCGGTGAGTTTGCTGGTAAATTGATTACATCATCATCTGTTATTCCGATGATGAAGTATAAGAAGTTGTCTAACGACAATTTCTTAGACATCTGTAGACTACTTGGTCCTCGCTCTAGGATCTTATTAACCAATCCTCAAAAGAAAGTTTATGACGATGTTTGTCATTTACTCTCTCCTTTTGGTTTGAACTTCTCATATCCTGGAAGTAACTACTCCAAGATGTTTGAAGAAACTCAAAAACTTCTAAAGCCATCGGGTGCAGTCGTTGCGTCCTTGATGGGGCTATCTTCCGTTGTCCGTAAGAATATCTACGGAAAACGAATTATTAAGCATGTACCTATTAACTTGGAAAAGTTATTAGATCTGCTTAGTACTTTCGACGAGAAAGTAGTCGAGGTCCTTCAGACTCTCGTTCCATGGGAGCTCTGGAAACGATTTCAAGGGTCTCCGATCCTTGAAGGGTATGCTGGAGT